AACAGAGTATGATCCATATTCGAATCAATTTTAGCACCCGTGGCAGCTTCATTTGTTAATGGTAAAGTGATTGGACTATCCTGCTCCACATTCGGACGACCATCACCCAAGGTAATCAACGGAAGATCAATGCTAATACCGGCATTCGATTTCACCAAGTGCATATCGATTGTGATATCAGCATTATTCCGAACAGCCTGAACACTGGCAACATTAGCGAAATAAGCAGTAATACTGCCACCAACTTCAAACGTGCCAGCACTTACATCAAACGCACCAAGAACACCAATCGCCTTGTTCGGATCGAGATTATTATTGATTGTTAATGTTAACTCAGACGAATAGGCGAACAACGCAGTTGGAGCAGCATCACTTTCGCTATGTACCGCCAACTTAATCCGACTAAAGTCAGACGAAGTGTTAAAGGCATCTGCCTCAACCAATGAAGGACGAGTCCCAGTCTTCGGAGCAGTATCACCATCATACTGTTCGTTATTTGTTGAAACAAACGAAATGTCCACAGTAACCTTATCGGCTTGCGATACATTTAACGTCAGTTCATTTGGCACAGAACCAACCAAATATTCTCGCTGATCATAAGTATCGCCTGTATCTGCTTTACCTAATGTTCGCTCAAGCTGATAAGTTCGGCGAAGAATACTGGCTGCCTGTTCATTCTTAAGAACACGACCGAAAAAGATCTGAACATACAATGTTGTATTTGCCTCAGTTACCATTGTACCTTGTGTCTTATCAAACTCAAGACGATCAGCAGCAATCGAACGAACACGAGCAAAACCATTATTTGTTGCATTAGCAAATTGTGTCGCAGTCTCATCACCACCAACAAAAACAAACTCACCAACAACCAAACCCAAATCGGTAAAATCCAGACTTGTTGAGGTTAAAGCCGGTCGAGAACCAGTCATATCAACATCGATATCCCCTTGATCACTTTCGAATCCAACTTGTACAATCGAAGCATTCGAAGTCGCAGCCTCATCCACCAAAACTACAGCTGTATCTGCACCATCAGCAGCCGTTACAGTAATGGTAGTTGTTGAAACGGTGGCCACCTTAAAGATACCGTTATTTGCCGCATTAGAAAAACCAGCGATAAATACAATATCTCCAACAGTGAATTGCCCAGAGAGATCGGTTGTCCCACCAACACGGGTAAATGTGGAGCCGGACGCTGCGGCAGAGATGGTAATGGTTGTCACACCGATCGCATTCTTACACTCACCTTTCTTACGCAAGGATGCAAAGAAAAACCCTTGCAGGAGATCCTGTAAGTTTGTTTGGGTTAAATCCGTGTTAATCCCACCACTTGCTTCGAGATCCGTTACAACACCTTTCTTACGTTGCCGACTGGAATTGATTGGGTTTCTGGCTACTGTGGTGATCTGACCACCAAAATCATTGTAACTATTCGGCTCCATGGGAATCCAAACAGGAGTCCCGGGAAGAACACCAATACTGGTTTCTTCCGCATACCGTAATTCGGTTATATTGCTATCAATTTTTACATTCGCGGTCATAAATCACCTCACTATTTTATTTCATTATATTCAAATTCTGCATTTATGTTAGTTTGGAAAAAGCCATCACTTTCTCCAATTTCAATAATCCGGACATTTCTAAAGATAACACCTTGTGGAGACCGTTTACCTTCATAAATGTCCATTATTAGTTTAGCATAATCGGTCTCACCTGACAAACCTTTTCCAATCTCTGTAAAAAGAGAAATTGTTAAAACACCAAATCGATCAAAAATTTTTGTACCATCTCCTCCAGATAATGAACCTGCCTCCGCACCCGTATGCCGAAGGGTAAATCGAACCCAAGGGTCTTCACCATCAAAATTGGTCGCACTCTTCTTTCCAACATTTTCCCACTTTACTCTTGCGGCATAAGCTGTGGCATCCCACACAGTTTTGAACATGCCACAAATATCATCAATTGCTTGTTTTCGGGTTAAACTCATTTCATGTTTCTTTACAATGCATCAGTGATAAAGACACCAGTGCTTGGTAATTGTTGCAATCCACTTCCACCCCACTGCACAATAATCGGGTCACCAATCACATCATCATCCTTATCTGGAGTCGCGTCAGCCGATCCCCTTAGCCAAATGATATAGATCCCTTTCGAAAGATCAGATGGAAAAGGTATCGAACCAACATAGAAATTACTATCAATTGTAACAGTTATCGCTGTATTTGCGAATGTCGCTCCTGATACAGCAACCATTCCTCCATCGCCATCATCCTCTGTTACATCAAAAACATTCACCAATGAAAAATCGAACACCTGTGCAAAGACAGTATCATACGTCCCAACAGTCGAATTCATAACTGGTATAACTGGTTTTGTCGTAACCGCAGCATAAACCTTTATTGAAGTTACAAAAACGATCAAGCCAACAATAAAAGTAAATAAACTTAATTTCAACAATCTCTTGTTCATAGCAATCTTCCTTATATCAAATTATTTTTATTCCGAAATTCCAACATAATACAACAAAGTCGTTGCAGAGGGTCTTAAGGTTTTTACAAATTCTATCTTCTTATATTCTGTTCCATCAAGTAATTCGTCCGCAGTTGCAATATCAAAGGCAGGATTCGCAGATTCAGGAGCAACTAAACAAATTGCCTTTACCTTTTTAAGTAAATCCTGATCAACTGCATCAAACCCTAAATCATACATCCCAGCTGGTTGAATGAACACCCCCCATAATGTTATCACAGCATCAGGAATGGTCCTTGGATCAACTGGTCCTTTCCACGGTTTATCAGATTCTTGAGGATCTTGCTTAAATCGAATAAATGTTATTTGTCTACCAGAATCTTGTATCAACTCCTGAACCGCTGCAAGATCCTCATCTTGTGGGATTCCTGGATCCTGTACATAGACAGGACTACTAATCAATAATCCGCCAGTAACAGCACCAATAATATTTCCACCAACAATGGTCATCAGATATTGATTCCAACATCTCGATAAGGTGTTTCCTCTTGCAATGTTTCAGTAATTATCACTGTCGATCCATCTTCAGGATCTAATCGTTCAATTACAGTTCCAGATTCTCCAGATTTATCACGAGCTAATCCAGCGGCATAAGCAAGAAGAATATTCATTGCCTTAGCAAACGTTAAAGTTCCACCTTGTGTTATTCCTGTCATTGCTAAAATTTCAGAAACACTAATGTCGTTCAACCCATCTAACAATGTTGACACATCAGAAACACTAATATCATTCAACCCATCTAACAATGTTGACACCAATGTTGACACATCAGAAACACTAATATCATTCAACCCATCTAACAATGTTGACACATCAGAAACACTAATGTCGTTCAAGGTTGTAAGTAAAGTCGCAATATCGCTTGAACTAAGATCATTCAAATCATCAACCATCTTAGATTCAGGATAAATGGTAATTTCTACATCAGCATAACCAGCCTTTTGCACTAACAACGTTAATACATCTGCATTCGTCTCTGCTTGACTAAAAATATAACTAAAGTGACCATAAATAGTAGAATCTTCAGAAGGTGTGTTTGCAGCTGAAGCAAAATTCCCTGTGTCTTTCCGAACCATAACAGTCAATGAAGACAAAGAAGATTCAGGAAGCTGTCCCCCCAAATCTCGCATACTAAAATGCACTGATTGATTTGCTTCATTCTTCTTAAACATCACAGTACCTGATTCTTTTGTATTAAACGAATAGTTCTTTGATCAATACCTATATTCGTCAAAAGACCAAGAACATCCAAACCACCTGCCCCAATACAAGGACTTTGGGGGGTTAATTGAAATTCGTTATTCGTTTTATCTTCAAACTTTGGATCTTCTTGCAAATTAGTGATATCTGGTTTTAGTTCAGAGAGACCCCCAGCTGAAAAATCACAATAATCATCTCCTAACGGAGTACCGTCATTTTTAGCAATACAGTTATACTCATCAACCACTATACCCTGAGATCCCCCACTGTTCCATTGATAAATATACTTACCTCCATCAGCAAACATTAATATGTTGTTTCTTGAGATCACACTATGATATGGACTACTGTCAAAATTACTAATGGCAAAGAACGGTCCTCCTAAGTTATATCCAACACAATTAATAACTATCCATACAGATTTAATATAGACATACCCATTTTCATCACCGACTTGTCCTTGACCCACAAAAATACATCGATTAAAAACAATCGTTGGCGTAAAACCACCATATTCAAATACAAGTGCAAATTGTTTATTACCAGAAGGTCCTCTTGTTCCTGGACTAATTACAGTATTCTCTAAATAACAAGATCCAGTCGAGGTAAATCCTTGATAAGCATTATCTCCATGATAACAATCTTCAACATACGTAGTTGGTGAATCAATAAAGTTCCAATGCCTTCTCGGTTGTCCTTCAAAGAAACAACGAATTAGACAGGTATTATAACAAGAGGTGATACTAAAAGTAAAATAATTTACAGCAGCAACAACCCCAAGGAAATTAAATCGTATGTTTTTATACTTAATATTACTCTTAGAAGCAATATAACAAA